AAACAATTACTGGAGGAAACAAAGATGAGTGAAGTATTTAACGAGCAGGATATTTTGGATGGTTTGTTTGAAACGGCAGCAAATTTACCAGAGGAAACGGTGTTTATTAACCGTCTGAATTTGCGCATCACACTTCGTGGCTTGACCTCTAGCAAGGTAGATGGCATTCGTGAGCGTTGTACAGTACGTAAAACGAATAAAGGTCATGTTTCTGAAAAGGTAGATAGTGAGTTGTTTAATGCGGCTCTCATTAAAGAAGCAACGGCGGCATTAGAGGTTGTGAAAAAGGATAAGGAAGGAACTGAGCATTCTGTTCAGCTTTCAGGCTGGGGGGATGATCGTTTAGTGAGTCGCTTGAAATTGTCCGGCGGCGAGGAAGCGGTTCGTCGTTTACTTTTAGCAGGGGAATTGGATGCAGTAGGTGACAAGGTGCTCGAAATTTCTGGATTTGGAGTTAATATTGAAGACTTAAAAAACTAATGGACTCCGGTGGAGAGACGGCGCTTATGTTCCATTTGTGGAATCGGCATCATCTTCGTCCCGGGGTATATTGGTCGTTGTCTAAAGGGGAACGGAAGCTATTAAGAGCCTTTTCAGAAAAAGAGCTAGAGTTAGCGACAGGTTCCGTAGATAAGCGATAAGTATAAAGGAACAATGGAACTAGAAAAAGACTTAGCAAATCTCTTTTGGATGTAAGTCTAGAAAGGAGGAGATTATGGCTAAACAAAATGAATATGAAATCAATACAGATAAAAGTGTCCGTCAGCTAGATAAGCTTGAACAGAAGCTAAGTCGTGTGGATCGTTTGTTTGAACGTGCGCAGCGCCGAGGTTACGTTTTAAGTAAGATGAATATTACGCCAGCGCTTGCACTTAATGATAAGTTGTCTGATCATTCGACGAGGATTGAGAATCGGTTGATGAATCTTAATCGTACAACTATAGCCCCTAGTCTTCATATTGCGGATTATGCTACGGCAGAAATTTCGGGCGTGGCGGTTTATTTAAGGGCAATCACTGAAAAACGATGGATGATTAATTTTGAAGCTATAAGCTGGGGAAATCTTTTTACGGGGAACTTTTCTGATTGGTTAAAGGGTCAAAACTTAATGACCTCAATAAAGGAACAATTAAGCAACACAGAACCATTTCAGGAAGCGGGTACACTTGCAGGGGAACAGTTTTTTCAATCATTTCTTGAGGCGATCGATCCTGAGCAAGTGGCAGAAAAGTTTAATGAAATGCAGTTAAATGCAAATGTAAATACAAATTCTGGTTCTGATTCAGGTTCAGGTAGTTATTTAGAGAAAACTTGGGATTTTTTTCTGGATGTTGGAAAAGGAGCGCTTTCAAATTTATTGTCAGATGGAGTATCGACATTAATAAAAAATAAAAGAAAGAAACGTACTGAACAAAAACTTTCAAAAGAGGATTATACAAATGATAAACCTACTAATAGTGGAAATAAAGTAAAAAGAGAAAAAGGAAAATATAAAAAAAATCAAAGGGAACGTAATGAACGGAAAAACAAGGCTGAGGGAGGTAACAAGAAGGATAGGGGAAAAGTTCAAGAACGTTTAGACAATAAAAACAAAAAAAATATACCTACTAAACCTCAAACAACTGAAAAAATTAAGAGTCCTAATGAATTGAAAAAGGGAGAAAAATTTAAAAACTTTTTTTCAGACAGTTTTTCATGGAAACCAGTTCCTGATCTTACAAAAGGAATTGATTACAAAGGGGATAAATTTAATCCAATTTCTAGTTTAGGGCAAAATGCGATAAAAGACCTACCAGACACTAAATTTTTGTCTAAATTTATTAAAGGTAATGCAATTGGTATTTTAATGGATGCCGAGTATATTGCATCAGCAGATTCGGGAAAAGATCGATCTAAAGCAGTAGGTTCCTCAGTCCTATCTTCAGTAGGTGCAGGAGTAGGCGGTTTTTTAGGTAGTTTCTTATCCCCAGTTCTGGGTACAGCAGCTGGTGCAGCACTTGGAGGGAATTTGGGTTCTGATGCAGGGGAATGGTTAGGTGGAAAGGTGCATGATTTAATTTACGGGGAAGAATCATCTCCTATTTCTAACTCACCAAATTCACTATTAATCAAAAAGCTTAATCATGAAAAACTTATTCGTTATTTTGAAGATAGACATTCATCATCTTCTTCAACAACTGGTATTTCAGGAGCTGGCTCATCTATTAATTTTCCTGCTTTTCCTTTTGGCTTTGTTCCCACACCTCCAACCCCAATCACCCCCACAGCCACCATGCAGGCACCACCTGAGGTACAAAAGCAAGTGCTTGATCCAACGATCCAAGTTAACTTGCCAGTGGGGGCGATACAGCTTACGGTGAATCAGCCTGAGTTAAATTATGATCAAATTGCTAGCGTTGTTGGAATGAAGATTTCTAGTTCTGTTCAGCTAGCATGGCAAAATACGAAGTTGAGATGAGGAATGGAATATGGAGTTTATTTTAAAAGATTCCTCTGGTGTTGATTTTAAATTTCCTGTAAATCCGGAGGAAGTGAATATAACAAGAGGCAAAGATGTGGAGACAGTAAACATTCTTTCTCTTGGTGAATATGATTTCCCGGGAGGGGAGAAGGTGAAAGAAATCGCCTTCTCTTCTTTTTTTCCACTTCACTATAATAAAAGCTATTGTACCTACGAAGATTTTCCAGATCCCAAAACAGCGATGGATCAACTGACTGCAATGATGAGTAAAGGGGAGCCATTACGCCTTCTAATTGTAGGTGAAAATACAAAACTGCTGAATGCACTTGTCATCCTTTCAGCTCATAACAATTCATTTCGGGGTGGAGAGCCAGGCGACATTTATTTTGATATCGTTGCTCGTACTTGGCGCAAGCCTAAAGTGCATACAAAAGCAGGTACAGTCTCGTCATCTAGCCAAACAGGTGCAGGTGCTAAAGCCAAGACTTCCCGCAGTGACACACGTAAAAAGTCAGTGACTTATGTCGTGAAGTCAGGGGATAGCTTATCTAAAATTGCAAAGCGAGAGTTAGGCTCTAGCTCCAAGTGGCAAGCCATTTATAAGCTCAACAAGGCAACGCTTGGTGCAGACCCTAACAAAATTAAGGTTGGACAAAAGCTGGTGATGCCAACGTGAGTTATGAGGTTGTTTTAGACAATAAGCATTATATGCGAGAGTTGGTTGAGAGTATTTCACTTAAGGATTCTTTAGAGCAGATTGCGTATGAAGCAACGATACAGCTTAAGGCTCCAACGGAGGGAATACAGATTACGCCAGGTCAACCTATTCGACTGAGTGGTGTTCCGTATGACGGTAGCAATATGGTTTACCTGCTTCATCCTGGGGTGGTGTGGGATATTAGCAGTAACACAAAAGGCAGCAAGCATATTACGATCGTTGCCTATGATAGCACCATCTATTTGACGAAATCGGAGGATGAATATTTTTTCAAAGCGGGAAGCACAGCAAGTCAACGTTTGAAAAAGTATGCGACAGACTGGAAAATCAAATTAGGGAATATCCCTGCTATTGAAACGAAGTTAAGCAAAGCAACTCATCGCGCTCAGCCGATCTACAACATGATTACGCAAGACCTGCAAGAAACCGTTAAAGCGGGTGGAGAGATGTATATTCCGCGTATGACACCAGCAGGATTGGAGCTTTTCAAGATCGGGAGCAACAAGACGGTATGGAAGCTTGAAGCGGTGGAGGATGTGACGCAGGTACGCACACTAGAAGGGGCTATAACGAGAGTAAAGGTAATTGGAAATGGGAGTGAAAATGGAAAGTCAGGTGTAGATTCACCTTCTCCCGTTCTGGCGATTGCCTCCTCACCCGAAATTCCTAAGTTAGGCACATTACAAAAAATTGTGCAAAATGAGGAAACAAAGACAACTGCCGCTGCCAAAAAGCTAGCCCAGTCCATGCTGACAGGCGTCATTGAAACCTTTACGGTTCGCGCTTTGGACATTAACACTTTGCGTGCAGGTGATCTTGTACATTTTAATGGCCTCAAGCTGATTGTCACCTCAATTACACATGAGCTAGGCGATCCGGGGCATATGTCACTGGAGCTAGCGTCGATGGACTTTGTAAAAAGGAGGTATTTTTTAAATCATGGCTGATGATCCTTATGTTTCTTTTGCATCCTCCTTAAAGCAGCAAATTTCTGGACATACCCAGCAAATGATGTTAGGCACTGGCGCAGAGCTAGGTACAATTACAGCAACTGGGCTCAAGCTAGATCACTTTAAGCATGAAATTCAGGACTATTATGTCGCGGATTACAATGTAACTTTAGCGATGCCATCCTATACTCAAAAGGGCAAAATAAAGGTAGATGCTGATCATCCTGACAGCGAGGAGTTAGGCTCGGGTACTGGAAAGATGGACTATGAAGTTGAAGCTGCTGAAATCCCAAAGGTAGGTATGAGTTTAGCCAAAGGTCTGGCAGCTGGAGACAGAGTAGTTGTGTTACAGCTTAACGGAGGGCAAGATGCCGTAGTGTTATGCAAGGTGGTGAGTGCAGGTGGCTGATCTTTTTCCAAATGATATGGTTTGGGCTGAAAATAACGGAAGTGGCAATGAGTTAGGTAACATAGATGGAGATGGAGGTGATCTACTGTCCCCATCTAATGACGCTTCCACGGTTCAGTTTGGACGAAGCTGGCAGTTTGATTTTGAGCAAGGAGATTTTATTTTTACAAATACGAAACGGATTGCGGTCGCAGACGAGCTGGGGGCTTGGAAGGTGTGGTGCATGAAGGCATTGCATACGCCAAGATACCGACATTTGGTGTATTCCAATGACTATGGACAGCAATACGATGAGTTATTTGGCAGAGCATACAGTAAGCCAGCGCTTGAATCTGAAATTGAAAGGATGACAACAGAAGCATTAATGGTAGATCCAAGAACAGCTCAGGTAGATCAATTTCAGTTTGATTGGTCAGAAGGCGTGTGCCATTTTAGCTGTGTTGTCACAAGTGTAAGGCAGGAGAGCAGTAGGCTGGAAAGGAGTGTGTCGTTCTAATGGCAGAGTTGCCGCTTTATTTACAGGAGCAAACAGAAGAACAAATTATGCAGCGCATGCTGGACAAAGTGCCTTCGGATATTGATAAATCTGAAGGTTCTTTTATTTGGGACGCGCAAGCGCCAGTTGCGTTTGCGTTATCCGAAGCCGCCATTTGGGCACAGCAGGTGTTAGCGCGTGGTTTTGCAAGTACAACGTATGGCGAATATTTGGACCATCGGGTGGCAGAGCATGGCGTGAGTCGCCGTGGTGCCGTTGCGGCTAGTGGTGGAATTACGTTTACAGGTACTCCAGGGCAGATTGTACCCAAAGGGACAATTCTAGCAACACTAGCAGATGAATGGTCTGGGGAAGCTAGCATCGAGTATGTCACTAATAGTGATGTCACCTTAAATGCGGAAGGGATTGGCAAAGTGAATGCCACCGCTGTAGTAGCAGGCAAGCAAGGCAATGTCCCTAGTGGCGTAATTACGATTATGTCTACACCCATTCAAGGAATTTCTAAGATTACAAATGAAAAAGAATTCAGTGGTGGCACAGACATTGAGTCCGATGAGGCATTGCTAGAGCGTTTTTATGCTAGAGTGCGTAATCAAGGCACAAGTGGGAATAAAGCACATTATACGCTATGGGCAACCGAAATTGCTGGCGTTGGGGGTGTGCAGGTGAAGCCGTTGTGGCAAGGAGCTGGCACAGTAGGTATTTATGTTATTGATACCGAAAAACGTGCGGCTAATTCCGACATTGTGCAGGCTGTCCAAAAGTATATTGATCCTACGCAGGATGGGCAAGGGCAAGGCATGGCGCCAGCGGGAGCGATTACAACGGTTATGCCAGCACAGGAGGTACCGATTAACATTTCGGTACAGCTTACTCTAGCGAAGGAAGCTACCTTAGATGAGGTCAAAGTTCTCATTCAAAAAGGAGTAACAAGCTACCTTAAGCAGCTAGCCTTTCAGGATAGCTTAGTACGGATTACCCGTATTGCTGCGGTCTTGCTAGATATTCCGCCCATTACAGACTATTCGGGTCTAACCGTCAATGGTTTTACAGACAGCAACATTGAAATCCCATTTGGTCAGGTGGCGGTGCTTGGCGAGGTGAATGTGCATGAGTGAAGTTAAGGAAGATCGGATGACAGAAGCGATAGCAAGTGGTGTGACAGCTAGTAGGGCATTAACTAGGGAGTCATCCCAGAAACAGACCTCTTGGGCTTTTCCAATCATGAGTGAATCTGGACAAGAAATGCTAGGTTATTTGCCAACCTATTATGAGAACTCTCGTGTCATGCGCTCTCATTTAGATGGCGTGGGGACAGAGTTAGATAAGCTGAGTGAATCGCTCCATGAAACGTTGGATCAGTTTTTTGTGCAAACCGCCACATGGGGGCTAGTGCATTGGGAAAATGAGCTAGGCATTTACAGCGATCCTAGTAAACCAATCCCACAACGTAGAGCAGTGGTAGAGTCGAAACTACGAGGCAGTGGCAGCTTTTCAGGGCGTCTTGTTCAAAATGTAGCCGAAGCCTATTACGTCGGCAATGTGGATGTTACCTTTCAGCCAGCGGAGTGGAGCTTTACGATTTATTTTAAAGATACGATTGGTGTCCCTCCTAACTTGGATGATATTAAGGCGATGATTGAAGAGATTAAGCCAGCGCATCTGATTGCTGAATATTCGTTTAATTATTTAAGAATCGGGGACATTCATGATGTGTTAACATTAGCGCAAATGGAAGCTGAACCACTAGGTAACTTTGATGGAAGGAGTGAGGTATAGTGAGCAGTAAAACTAAAAATTTAGGTCTCTTGAAAAAAGATCCGATCTTGGATAAAAACGATACATTTAACATCCAGACGATGCTAAATGACAACTGGGATAAGCTAGATGGTGCGGTTGGAGGTGGCTTCCAGCAAGCCAAAGCCTACACAGACGAGCAAATTAGCTTAGTTACAGCAACAGGCATTCCAAAGTTAGTGAGCTATCCTTTGCAGGTGACAGCGGCAGAGGACAAACAAACGACCTTTGAAATCCCGCTAGATACGTTTGACTCAGCAACTGACACATTAATTGTGGTGATTAACCGAGCGTTTTTGGATGCGAGTCAGTATACGGTGAAGGGTGCAGTTCGGGATGATGCTGGTGCGCTTGTGAAGCGTGCGGAGCTGGTGCTTGCTAAAGGGGTTACCGAGGGTTCGGAACTGTCACTACTTGTTATGAAAAATGTACCTATCGGGGAAGACGGGGCGATTAATGGGGCGATATTGGCGAAGGAGAGTGTGCCAATTGATCGAGTACGTGGGTTGCAAGACAAGGTTAACGAGGCTTTTCAAGCTGGCAATGAGCGGAAATCAGAGTTAGTTGCTGCGCTTGTTGCCAAGGGAATAACAGCAACTATTGAAGAATCTTGGAGAGATTTGTTAGTTAAGGTTGATAACATTCTAAAGGCTACTGGTGATGCTACTGCTAACGATATTCTTCAGGATAAAATAGCAACAACGGATTTAGGAAAAATTATTGGAACTATTCCTGTATGTGGCGATATGTTTAAATCAGGAATTTATTTCAATGATAATCGTAATTCGTACGTTGATAGTGAGGCAGTAATAGACTCAGGCTATTATCCTGAGAATACTAAGGTCAGAATCCAAATTAATGACCCTAATTTAAAGGCTGGTAATATTCTTAAAGGAGTAAACCTATTTGGTGTGACTGGTACGTATGAGCAGGGATTTACTCCTTTGTATGAAAATAAGTCGCAAGTTGAGATACCAGTAGTTGTTCCAGCAAATTCATCTATTCTGCAAAATCTTTTTATGATCCCTGTAGAGGACCGTATTGCAGAGTACATGTCATCTCATCAACATTCTGCTGGACTTGATTGTATAATTACTTGTGATACAGACTCTGATTATTGGGTTAACTATTACTTAACAAATTCACCTAGTCAAGGAAATCATAATTATCTTTTGAGTGCATCAAGTAATATATCATATTTAAGATTCAACATGATAAGCAGGACTGTTGCTATGTCAACTAGAGACTATGTAATAAGAGAATTTACTCTTCCCCAAGATTATAATAATAATCTCAACGGATATATTACTGCAGTTGTAGGAAATAGATCCCCCGAGACTAGAACAATAAGATTGAGGTATGGATTTCAAAAATTAAAATCAGTATAAAGAGGCTAGAATAATCAAAGCAAAGTGAAGTTGATTTGTTGGGATTCGCTGTAATAGAAGATTTTATTGAAATGTTAAAGAAACCATTGAGTATAGCAATAAAGAATGGAACTGAGCCGCATGACGAAATCAAAATCTTTGATCAAGACAATAAGCTAGGATACAACAACTTAATTTTATAAATTTAAGAGAGGAGAGTTATTTTATGAAAGGAATCACACTTCAAGAAATGTCTGACGAGACAGTACAACAGTTACAAGCCAACTATGTCCGTCAGCCTGCCTATGCTCATACGGAAGGTACAGCGTCAGCCTATACAGTTACACTTGATCCTGCACCTAGTAATATAGCTGATGGCTTTGGGATTACTATTGTGCCACATATAGCTAATGCAGCTAACCCTACGCTTAATATAAATGGAGTTGGCGCAATTGCACTTAAAGATCAACTGGGGAATGGATACACTAATAGTAAACTGTTAGCTAATAAACCATATACTTTTAGGTATATTGGTACAGAATGGATAGCTGTACAAAACGAAATGCCAACGGATAGAGCACCTATAGCTAATCCAGTATTCACCGGTACGCCTAAAGTTGGATCAAATACGATGATTCACTCTGGAAATATCACATCGTATGTACCGCCTGTTGAAAATTATGATGGTAGATCGAGTGAAGTTATTATCACTGTGGGTCCTGGTAAGGACTTCTCGACAATATCTGCAGCTATCTCGTCCTTAAAAAAGGTGAATGCTGGTGATCGTGTTATTAAGGTAACAGGAGGGCACGTTGAGTCTTCGTCAATAACAATTAGTGATTTTTGTTCAGGAAATATTGTTATTCATAGTGATTCAACAATTCCTATTACGATTAACGGGTCTGTAGATGTTTCTGGAAATGATGCTAATATTTACCTTTTGAATATTAATATAAATGGACTTTACCAACTTTTTAATCTCCATAGTAACAAAAAGGTTAGAGTATACGAATGCAAAAGTACAGTATCCTCAGTAAATCCTGGCTTGAAGTGCTCAGGAGGAGGATATTATTATATCCATAATTGTGAATTCAGTAACCGTGGTACAGGAATTCAGACGTCTAATGGTTCGATCCTTTATTTAGAAAGAGTAACAGGTACTGGAAATGATGTTGGAATTAGAACGGATGGGTCGCTTGTTATGTTGGACTCATCTAATTCATTAACTGGAAAAACTGCAACCTTAAAATTCGCAGGAGGTCAAATATTTTATTGAATAAATGGGGTGATAAAATGAAGCAACTAAAATTTTTAGATGAAATCTATAATGCCGAACGAATAGTACAGACTGCGGATAGTATAACAGGTTATATTGGAGGTACAGAAGTGTTTGCTATGCGTGGTGTAACTGATTTTACGGATTATGAGTTACTAGATGGCGCAGAGTGGGATTTATCAATCGAGTCCTCAACATTGGCTGAACTTCAAGAAGAAAATACTTCCTTAAAACTGGCTTTAGCTGAAATGGCTATGACACAGCAAACTGACAAACAAGAATTGCAACTTGCGCTTGCTGAGATTGCAGAACTTATTTCTGGAGGTGGAGAAAATGGCTAAAGTGTACTATGATCTAATCCAACTTAATTTACTAACAATCGATTCTGTTCCTTTCCGATGGAAATTTGAGGTTCAAAGTCTAATAGAATCTGC